GAAAAGGAGGAAACTCTTGATTTAGGTAGTGTAGATCCATCTATACCAAGACACATTATAGTATCTCCGAAGCAGATCACTGATCTTTTAGGAACAACTGAGGTTACAAGTTCAGACTTCAACACTGTCAAAGCATTGGCAAATGGTGAAATCAACTCGTTCCTTGGTTTTAACTTTATTGTATCAAACAGACTATCGCTATCAGGCTCTACTAGATCGTGCATTGCTTATGCACAAGATGGTATAGCTCTTGCGGTTGGTAAAGATGTTCAAGCTAGAATAGACGAGAGAGCAGACAAATCGTATGCTACTCAAGTTTACTACTGCATGAGCATTGGTGCTACTCGTATGGAAGAAGCTAAAGTTGTTGAAGTACAAGCAACAGAATCGTAATAGGAGGATTATATGGCGAATGTTAATACAGATATTGTAACAAATTTTGTTGCAGTTCCTCAAGTTAAGAACAGCTCACAGCAATTACATGGTGTAAAAAGAATTGCACAAGGTACTATTGCTTTAGCTGCTGGAGACTTGTCAGCAGGTGATACAGTTATGTTAGCACCTGTACCAACTAATGCTAGTATATCCTCAATCAAGTTATTTAATGATGACTTAGATTCTGGAACTACTAACACTACAGATGTTGGATTATACTCAACAGCTATTGCTGCGGTTGATGATGATGCTTACGCTTCTGCTATTACTGACCTTAGAGGTGCGGTAACTACAGGAACTGAAGTAGCATTTGAAGCTAGAGACATTAACAAGATGGGACAGAAAGTTTGGCAAGATGCTGGACAATCTTCTGATCCTGGTGGGTACTACTACGTTGCATTAACTTTTGATGCAGCTGGTGATACTGCTGGTGATTTAAGTTTTGTTATTGAATACACTGTTGACTAATCAATAGATATTAGGTGGGGAGTAATCCCCACCTTTTTATGAAAAAGATTCAAGATTTAAAAACTGTACTACATTTTAAAAAAGATAATTATGTATACAGATATGTGTTAGTAGATAGGTTTAAACATGATAGTAAATATCATTATGGCTTTGATATTAAACAAGAGAAAACAGAAGAAGAGATATTCGCTTTAGAAAAAGATAGACAGATAAGGCGAAAGTATATTATAAGGAAATAATATGGCATCAGTAGTAGAAATTTGTAATGGAGCATTAAATCAACTGGGTGCAACAACTATCCTTTCATTAACAGAAGATTCAAAAAACGCTAGACTTTGTAATCAAAGATTTACTCAAGTAAGAGATAGTGTATTCAGATCACATCCTTGGAACTGCTTACAGAAAAGAGTTGAACTAGCAGCAGACACTACAGCTCCTGCATGGGGTTTTAAGTTTGCATATACATTACCAGCAGATTGTCTAAGGTTACTTAGAATATTAGACTATGATTCAAACTATAAAGTAGAAGGTAGAAAGATATTAAGTAATACATCTAGTATGAAAATATTATACATTGGTAGAATTACAGATCCCAATGAGTATGATGAATTGTTAAGAGAAACTTTATCTGCTGCTTTAGGTGCGGATATTGCTTTTGCAGTTACCTCAAATAATCAAACAGCTTCTAATATGTACAATCTATTTCAAGACAAATTAAGAGATGCTAGATTTGTAGATTCAACTGAAGGTCAAAACATAGATCAAGACTTAGGTATGTCAGATCAAATAGATGCAGGTTCATTTATAAATTCAAGGTTTTAATAAATGGCTAGGGTTGCTGTTGAACTTACAAACTTTACTGGTGGTGAACTATCACCAAGACTAGATGGTAGAACTGATCTAACTAAATATACATCTGGTTGCTCAACACTAGAAAATTTAGTTGTTTACCCACATGGTTCAGCAGCTCGTAGACCAGGTTCTACGTTTCTAGCAGAGGTTGCTAACAGTGCAAACAAAACAAGATTAATACCTTTTGAATTTTCCACAACACAAACTTATATGTTGGAGTTCTCTAATTTAAAAATGAGAGTCTACAAAGATAGTGGTGCTGTATTAGAGGGAGATAAAACTATATCTGCAATCACAAAAGCTAATCCTGCTGTGGTAACTGCAACCTCACATGGATATGAAAATGGTGATGAAGTAGTTATTAGTAGTGTTGGTGGTATGACAGAAGTTAATGGTAAAAGATTTTTAGTTGCAGACAAAACTACCAATACATTTGAACTACAAGATAAAGATGGTGTTGATATAAACAGTTCATCATTTACTACTTATACTTCTGGTGGTGTATCTAATAAAGTTTTTGAACTAACAACACCTTATACTACTGCACAACTTTTTGATTTAAAATTTGCACAGAGTGCTGACGTTATGTATATCACTCATCCAGAACATGAAGTAGAAAAATTATCTCGTACTGGTCATACCTCTTGGACACTAACAGATGTAGACTTTACTAAAGGACCAATGCAAGATGCGAACACAACAGACACAACTTTAACTCCAGGTCAATCAGCAGTGGGTACAGGTATATCTTTAGTTGCTTCTGCTACTACTGGTATCAATGGTGGTAGTGGTTTTCTTTCAACAGACGTTGGAAGATTTGTTTTTTTAAGTGGAGGTTATGCAAAGATAACTGGTGTTACAAATACCACTAATGCAACGATTACAATTATTACAGCTTTGTCTGGTTCTAGTGCTACAGCTAATTGGCAACTAGGAGCTTTTTCAGATACCACAGGTCATCCTTCTTGCGTAACCTTTTTTGAACAACGATTAGTTTTTGCAGGAACAACTAATCAACCACAAACAGTATTCTTTTCAAGATCAGGTGATTATGAAAACATGGATGCAAACATTGGCGGAACTGTAGCTGATGATGATGCAATCATTTATACAATCGCATCTAACCAAGTTAATGCTATCAGATTTATGACAGCAACTAGAACTTTAATTATTGGTACAGCAGGGGGTGAGTTTACTGTATCAGGTGGTGGTACTGATAGTGCGGTTACACCTACAAACATATTAATTAAAAAACAATCTAACCATGGCTCGGCAAATGTAGATGCTATAGCTGTAGGAAATGCCACATTATTTTTGCAACGTGCTAAAAGAAAAATAAGAGAACTAGCTTATAACTTTGATGTCGATGGTTACATTGCACCTGATATGACTATCCTTGCTGAACATATTACTGAAGGTGGTTTAACACAAATAGCATATCAACAAGAACCCAATCAAATTGTTTATGCAGTAAGAGGAGATGGTGAACTAGCAGGTCTTACTTATCAAAGAGAACAACAAGTAACTGCTTGGCACAGACATATTTTTGGTGGTAGGTTTGGTAATGCAACAGTTACAGTTACTGACTTTGCAAACATAACCAATGGTACAAGAATAGTTTTAACAAAAGCAGATGGCACAACTACAACCTTTACTTCTGCTACATCTGCTACCAGTGGCAAGTTTCACACTACATCTAGTAACAACCAAACAGCAACAAACTTAAAAACATTAATAGATGCTGATTCAGATTTTACAGCAACAGTTAGTAGTAATGTAGTTACCATTACAGAGACATCACCATTGTCTACAGGATTTTTAACTATTACATCTTTAGATGATGCTACTCGATTAACTACAACTAATGAAGGTAAAGCAGTATGTGAAAGTGTTGCAGTTATTCCAACAGACGATACTGAGTATCAAGTTTATGTAATTGTCAAAAGAACAATCAATGGTGCAACTAGAAGATTTGTAGAAATATTAAATGTATTTGATTTTGATGAAACAGATAATACATCATTTAATTTTTTAGATAGTTCATTAAGTTACAGTGGTAGTGCGGTTACAACAATATCAGGACTAGATCATCTTGAAGGACAAACAGTTTCTATATTAGCAGATGGTGCAACGCACCCAGATAAAACTGTAAGCTCTGGTAGTATTACATTAGATCGTTCTTCAACAAGTGTTAAAGTAGGTTTAGCTTATACATCTTTACTACAAACTATGAGATTAAATGCTGGATCGCAGAATGGTACATCACAAGGTAAGACAAAAAGAATATATGATATAACAGTTAGAATGTTTGAAACAATAGGTGTAGAGGTAGGACCTAACTTAAATGATATGGAAAGAATACCATTTAGAAGTTCTGCTGATTTAATGGATGAAGGTATACCACCATTTACAGGAGACAAAGAGGTAGAGTTTAGAGGAAACTATGAAACAGATGGTTTTATTTTTGTTAGACAAAGTCAACCTTTACCTTTTACAATTTTATCGTTATACCCAAGATTAACTACTAATGATGGATAATATGTTATATATAGTACCTTACACTGCTGAACATGGAAAATTTATTCTATCATGTCAAATGAATCACGCACTGATGGATAAGGATGCTAGATTTGAAGGAGATGCTACGAACCTTGTGCAAGACCACCTTTCTTTTACAGGCATGATTGGTAAGAAACCAATCTTTGCTGCTGGTATGAAAATGATTTGGGGTCAGGTCGCAGAAGGTTGGGTCATTGCAACACAAGATGTTTGGGATCATCCATTGTCAGTTGCTAAAGCAATCAAGAAAGATTTTGCCAAGGTTGCAAGAAAGTATAATATTAAAAGAGTTCAAACTGCTGTAAGATCAGACTTTGATAAAGGTATAAGATTTGCAGAATGGTTAGGATTAGAGAACGAGGGATTAATGAAACACTATGGTTTTGATGGTTCAGACCAATACAGATATGCGAGGATATTTTAATGGGTTGGCAGATGGCAGTATCAGCTGCAATAGGTGCAGTGCAATATCGACAACAAGGTGCGATTGGTAAATACAATCAAGCTGTTGCTAATCGTAATGCTCAAGTTGCAGAACAGGAAGCTGAATTAATAGAAAAACAATCTGAATTTGATATAGCAAGATTTGATAAAAATTTTAGAAAGATAGAAGGTCAAACACAAGTTGCTCTTGCAAAATCTGGTGTAGTTGCTGGTAGCGGAACTGCATATAAAATAGCCGCTGCTAATGCTAGAGAAGCTGAATTACAAAGACAAATAATAAGTTATAATTCTAAAGTTGCACAATCAAGAAAAATAGAATCTGCTAATTTTGCAAGAATACAAGGAAACATTGCAAGACAATCTGCTAGACTTGCACAGATAGGAACACTTGCATCAACAGGTACAAGTCTTTTAGGAATGAGTAATTTTGGTTCACAAGCTCAATCTTCAGTTTATTCACAAGCTAACTTTAATTTTGCGAGTAGTAGATAATGCCAAAAATTCCTACATTTACAACAGAAGCTAGACCAACTGCGGAAGCTCCATCAATTCAAACAAGAACTCAAATACCTTTAACACAAACTATTGGTTCTGCTTTAGCACCAATAACTAAAGCTGTTACTCAACACGCAGTTAATGAAAAAAATTTAGAAAATAAATCAGAAGCATTATCATTAGAAAATAAAGCATTATTAGAACTTACAGATGTATTTGAAGAAGCTGGTAGATTAGATAATAAAGATCAAGCATTTAATATTGTTCAAAACAAATCTAAAATTATTAAAGAAAAATATTCTAATTTAGCATCTAACAATTCAGTTAAATCTACTTTTGATAATAATTTTTTAGCAGAAGTACAAAAAGGAATATTTAAAGTTAATAATAGAGTTTCAACAAATATAATTCAAACATTAGATAATGAAGTAAATGTTAAAAAAAATAGATTACTTACAGAAGCGTATGTAAGTGATAATCCACTAGCATTAAATACTATTCAAACAGATTTAGAATTATTATATGAACAGAACTACAAAGGTAGAATTGATGTAGATGAATACAATAAATTAATTCAAGGTATACCAGGTGAAATACAAGTATATGAAGTAAGTCAATTAATAAGTTCAAAACCAAGACAAGCATATTCAGATTTAATGAATAAAGATAAATTTAAAGATATTCCTTTACAAACAAGAATTTCTCTTATCAATGAAACTAAAAGTATTTTAATTCCTGAAATAAAAGATGAATATAAAAATCTTGTTGCTGCTGCTGCATTTGGCAAAGATGTTGATTTTGATATAAATTTTGCAAAAGAAATTTTACCACCAAGAACATTTAATACAATGATGAAAGAATATAATAATGTAAAAGATACTGTTGCTGATGTAAAAATTTTAAACACAATATCTAATAAAGATTTATCAGAAACTTTAGATAATATGCTTTCAAAAAGAGAACAAAGTAAAACTTTTATTGAGTTTCAAAAAGAAAAAAAAATACTTACAGAAGCAGTAAATGCTAGAAATGAAGCTATGGCTAGTGATCCTATATTTTTTTTAAATGCTACTAATGATAATATAAAAATTTTAAGTGATGAATTGCAAAATGAAAATAATCCAGATTTAAGATTACAAAAGAAAAAAGCATTAACAGAAGTATATGTTGAAACTCAATTAAATATGGGACAACCACCTTATCAAATAAAAGTTATGTCAAATTCTGAAGCAACTGATTTTGTTGAAAGATATGTAAATGGCGATCAAAATATGCGTGTAGCAATGTTGCAAAATTTAGACGCAGAGTTTGGTGATTATAATTCAAATGCTATGCTTCAATTAACAAATGCAGGTTTACCTGTTACTGCTGAACTTTCTTCTTTTTTTAACAATCCTAAACTTACAGAAAGATTTTTAAGTTTTGATTCTGAAGATGAGCAAAAAAGATTAAAACAATATGCAAAAGATAACAACATTACCTTTAATGATGTAAGAAGAAGCATTAGAGAAAATTTAAGTGAATTTGAAGATGTTGTAATGAGAGGTAGTAGATTTAATACAAGTGTTGCTTTAGATAAAATGGATAACATTGTAGATGTATTAAGTTATTATGCTTTAAATGAAATGGTTGCTGGTGAATCTCAAGGTTCAGCAGAAAAAAATGCTTATAATTTAATTAATAATAGTTTTGAAATACAAGATACTTTTTTTGTACCATTAGTTTACAATGGTAAATCTATTAAATCAAGTGCAGATTTTATTGTTGAAAAAGCAAATCTTATAAAAGATTTTTATGTAGAAGATTTTGGTGCTGTTGCTTTTGAATCTGTAGATGAAGATGTTACAGATATAGAACTCAACGAAGCAATGAAAGACCAATTAAAAAATTTTGGTGAATGGCGAAATACAGCAGATGGTACAGGTTTAATTTATGGAATTGTATTCAATGATGGTTCTTTTGGTCCTGTAAAAAATCAACAAGGAGAATATTTATCTTTTACTTTTGATGACACATCTTTAACAATTCCAGGAACAGATAAAGATATGGATTTAGATATAAGAACTAAATCTCAACAATTTCAACCAAGAAGATTATATCGTGGTTTACCTGAATCAATACAAAAACAAGAAGATAATAAACAAGTTAAATTTACAAGAACAAGATAATGGCACAATTAGGATTTGGATTAAATATAAATGAAACCGCAGCAAAGTTTGGTTATGATCAATACTCTACACGACTAGGAGAAACATTAAGTGCTGTAGCTGCTGATAATTGGAACTTTAATCCTTTATCATCTATTGGAACATATTATGATATGCAATCTGCAAGATCACAAGCTCTTGAAGATAATCAAGTTCGTGTATCAAGAGATGAGCTAAATAAAGAATATTCTGATCTTGGTTTATTTTTTAAAGAAGATGAGTTTCAATCTGTTGTAGATATAATGGTTGAAGAAAAAAAAGATGAAAGAGCTAGGCAAAGCGTTATTGAAAGAGGACCAA